GGCCTCTGTCGTTCCGTTCGGCATGAACCCGGAGGCGCAAGTCACCAGCGTTAAGTCCAATATGCGGTCTTTCGAGAGCGCCTTGCGCGAGCGCATGGGGCTCTCGCAAAAGGAAGCGGCAGCAGTTGCCGCACACGGCTTTTCCGCGCTGCACCGAGATGGTGTCACTGCGGCCACGGAGATCGTGGATGAGCTGAAAGCAGTATCTCAACTATTCACATCTCATTTTGGAGCCATCTAATGGAAATCACTGAAATCAAGAGCGCCCTGGAGAAGCAGCTGCAAGACGGCTTCACGGGCCTGCAGAAGAAGTACGACCAGGTCATCGAAGGCCAGGAAAAGGGCGAGAAAGCCACCAATGAACTGAAGTCTCAAATCGATAACCAAAAAGGCGAGATCGAGCGCGTTATCGAGCAGGTGCAAAAGCTCGAAGAGAAAGGCGTTCGCCTGCGCACGCCTGGCGGCGAGAAAAAGGGCTTCATCGACCTCGTAAAAGGCGATGACAACTACAAGGCTCTGCTCGAGAAGAAGCAAGCCAGCGCCGAAATTGAAGTCACCAAAGGCGACATGGCGTCGATGATGGAGACCAAGGTGACCAGCGCCGGCATCGTGGCGCCTGTCTACGATCCCATCATCCAGGACGCCCCGCGACAGGAACTCAAGATTCGCGACCTCATTCCTGTGACCCCGGTGACCTCGGGCAACAGCTTCACGTACTTTAAGGAACTGCTGCATACGCGTGGCGCGGCGCCTGTCGCCGAGGGTGCGGCCAAGCCTCAATCCAATGTCACCTTCGAGCAGAAGACCGACACCATCAGGAAGCTGGCTGTCTGGATGCCGGTGACCGACGAAGCGCTGGACGACGTGCCGCAGTTGTATAGCTACATTCAGGAGTTGCTGCGCTACGACCTGAAACTGGCCGAAGAGGGTCAGATTCTGAAGGGCGACGGCACCGGCAACAACCTGAATGGCTTGATGACACAGGCTACCGCATTCGACACGGGGCTTTCGAAGGCGGGCGACACTGCCATCGACACCGTTCGCCGGGCCATCTACCAGGTGCGCAAGCAGTCCAAACGCGGCGCTGACGCGGTCGTCATGACTGAGCTCGACTGGATGAACATCGAGCTGCTCAAGGACGGCGAGAACCGCTACCTCTTTGCTAATCTGCAGGGCCTGGTGACACCGATTCTGTGGGGTCGCCCGGTGGTGGCGTCCGAGAGCATGGACGAAGGCGACGGCGAAGATACGGGCGGCGAGTTCCTTGTCGGTTCGTTTGCCCAGGGCGCTCGCATCTACGATCGCATGGCCTACACCTTTAAGGTCGGCATGATCAACGACGACTTCGTGAAGAACCAGCGCGTTCTGCTGGTTGAAGAGCGCCTTGGCCTGGCAGTTCGTCGGCCCTATGCCTTCGTCAAGGGCGCGTTCGCCGTCTAAGGCGCATTCGTCACCATCCCACGGGGCTACGGCCCCCATTGTTTTGCCATTCACGGAGAGATGTTATGAAGATCAAGGCGCTATGGGGCTTCATCGGCGAAAAGGGCCACGTTCGCCGCGGCGAGGAAATCGAGGTGTCGCAGGAGTACGGCCACAACCTGATCGGCAAGGGGCTGGCCCAGGAGGTTGCCAAAGGCAAGACGACTCCGAATGCCAACAAGCCCGCCGCACCAACCGAGACAAAGTAAATGGCACTGGACGTGCAAAGCGTTAAGACGCATCTTCGCGTGGAGCTGGACTTCACCGGTGATGACGCCCTCATCGCTTCCTACATTACCTCGGCCAAGGCGCACGTTGAGCAGCATTGCGATCGCAAGCTGGTAGACGGCGAACCTGAAGAGCCCGAGGAAATGGCGATGACACCCGACGTAGAGCATGCGGTACTGATGCTCGTGGCGCATTGGTACAGCAATCGGGAAGCGGCCGTCGTGGGCAGCACGTCCAACCAGGTGCAGCTCGGCTTCGAACGGCTACTTTGGTATAGGAAGCGGTTCTGATGCTGCGGGCAGGCGAAATCAACCGCCGCGTCCGCATTGAGCGACGCATACAGGGCCAGGACGGCACCGGTCAGCCCATCGACACCTGGGAATTGGTCGGCTTCCTGTGGGCGGGGATTGCCAACGAAACGGGCCTGGGCGCCATCCGATCCAGCCTGCAAGGGAATGTGCCGGCCAGCATCGCCCGGTACAGCTTCCTGGTCCGTTTCGAGGCAGCAATGTCCCTCGGGGTGGATGCGAGTATGCGTATTGTGCACGATGGCCTGATGTTCGAGATCAAGGGCCTGACGCGAGACCTCAAGAGCCGGGAAAAGGCCTTCATCATCTGCGAGCAGGGCGGCAACGATGGTTGAGTCCACCATCAAGTTCGATTTCGAGGAATCGTTCAGGCGGCTCGATGGCCTGGCCGCGCTTGCCAAGCAACATCTCCCGCGATCGATGGCGGTGGCCGCCGGCACAGTTTTCAGGGACGAAGCCAAGGCGCGGGCGCCACTGGGCCCGACCGGAAACCTTCGCGAGGCCATTTACCTTGCCTTTTCCGAGGACCGCTCGATTCCGGAAGCTGGCTACGCTGTCTATAGCGTGACCTGGAACAAGAGCAAGGCCCCCCACGGACATCTGGTTGAGTTTGGGCATTGGCAGACCCATGCCACCTATCAGGGCAGTGATGGCCAATGGTACTCGGACCCGAAAAGGCCGCTTGCGAACCCCAAATGGGTGCCGGCCTACCCGTTTCTACGCCCGGCCTATGACGCGATGGCGCAAATCGCCCTGCGAGCCGCTATGGAGCGTGGTGAAGAGCGCCTGGGCGAGATCCTGGCCAATCCGGCCGCACTGGAGCAGTACCAATGACCATCGAATCGGCCCTTGTTGATCTTCTTGGAGACATTGATGCCATCAAGGACGGCGCCATCAGCCGGGTGTACCCCGACGTCACGCCAGACGTGCCGGTTTTCCCACTGATCGTGTATCAGGGCGCCGGCGGCCAGGCATACGACTATCTGGAGCGTAAGCTACCCGATTGCGAGCATTACCGCATCCAGGTGGTGAGCTGGGCCAGAACCCGGGCCGCGGCGAGCGCCCTGGCTGCGCAGGTACGCCAGCGCATCATCGAGCAGGGCACAGCCTTTGCATCGGCCAAAACCCTGGGCCAGGTGGTGAACCTGTACGAAAAGGACCTGAAGATCCGCGGCAGCCGCCAGGACTTCGGGATCTGGATCAAGGCCCGATAACCCCATTTTTCTGTTGTCATATCTGCCGCCATGTGCGGCTTTTTTACATTGGAGCATCGACATGGCACTTAAATTCCCTGACGGATCGGTGATCGGTTTTTCCACGGCCATCGCCGCGGCAATACCTTTCTCGGCCATCACCAACGCCGCAATCCCCGAAATCACGCATTCCGGCGTGATTGCCGAGGAATCTCTTCTGGTCGTCCAATCGGGCTGGCCGTCCCTGAATAACCGGGTGGTGGTAGCCGGCGAGACGGATACGGATCAAACCGAGCTGATCGGTATTGACACGACCGATACGGGGCTTTTCCCGGCGGGCCGCGGCGCCGGCACCGTGGCGATCGCGTCTTCCTTCATCGACTTCAGCCAGCAGGGCGAGCTGACCAGTTCGGGCGGCGAACCGCAGACCTATACCGGCAAGTGGCTGGAAGACCCCCTGGGGCAGGAGTTCCAGGTTCCTATCGGCCAGACGGCGCGCACCTATAGCCTGCCGCTAGACTATGACCGCAGCCTACCCTGGTATGCCGCGGCCAAGGAAGTGTCGCGCAAGCGCAAGCCGGTGGTGATTCGGATCGCCTTGCCCGACGGGGACACCATCTATGAGTACGGATGGCTGCATTTCAACCCAAGCATGAACATGCAGTCCGGCAACCCCATCAAGAACGCGGCAATGTTCTATCTGCTGGGTTCGGAAGGCACCCTGATCGAGGTAGCAGCGTAATGGCGATCAAGAAAGGCAATGCACCCAAGACCATACCCGCCAAGCTGGAGATCGTCGGCGGCGGGGAAACCAACACCCTGAATCTGACTTTCCACAACCGCAAGCCCAGCGAGCTGCAGGCCAAGGTCGACGAGCTGAAGGATTCCAAGGATCCTTTCCTGCCGTCCATGGTGTTGTTCGTCGTCAAGGAGTGGGAAACCGACTACTCGCTCTCCATGGAGGGCGCGCAGGAAATGGAGGACGAGCGCCCAGGCATCTGCGACGCCATCCTGCAGGGCTTTCACAAGTTCCGCCGGGTGGCCCTGGAGGGAAACTGAAGGCGGCGGTTCGGGCGCTGATGTGGCGGCGCCCGACCGCCGAGCAGCTCAAGGGCACGGGGTTGAGACCCAAGCATTACAAGGAACCGCAGGTTGATGTCTGGCCGGAGAACTGGCCGGCCATCGATCTATACGTCCAGTACCGGACCCAATGGATTCAGGGCCCGGGTGGCCCAACGGGGTTGAACTACCCTGTTTTGCTGGCAGACCTTGATCGCCGGGGCATCACCAATGATGAGCGCACCGAAATCATGGACAGCATCAGGGTTATCGAGGACGTGGTGCTGGACAAGATCTACGAAGGCAAATAGCGCCCCGCAAGGGGCTTTCATTTGGACGCTGGAATGACAGAACAAGTTATTGGCGTAGCGCGGATCGACATCGAGGCCAGCGCTTCGAGCGTTGAAGCCGCGACCGACAAGGCGAAAAAGAGCATTGCGTCTATGTCGCAGGACGCGCAGGCGCAGTACCAGCGCTTGTCGGCCGCGGAAAGGCGCAGGATTGACGGCCTGATCCGCCAGGCTGACACCGTCGGGATGACGCGCGCCCAGCAGATCGCCTACAACGCCTCGCTGAAAACCAGCGGTCCGCTGTTGGACGATCTGACGCGTCGACTGAAGGCTAATGAAACCGCGGCGCAGGCGGTCGGTAAGGAGTTCAACAAGTACGGCCTAACCGCAAAGCAAGAGGTTGCGGCCTTGCGCCAGGTCCCGGCGCAAATCACCGACATCGTGACATCGCTCCAGGGTGGCCAGCGGCCTATGACCGTGCTGATACAGCAGGGCGGACAGCTGAAGGATGTCTTTGGTGGCGTGGTGCCGGCAGCGAAGGCACTGACCAGCGCCTTGATCGGCATGATCAACCCGGCCACACTTGCATTGGGTGCACTCTCGGCGCTCGCCTTTGGCTACCTGAGGGGCGTCAGGGAGGGCGAAGAGTTTCGCAAGACCCTGATCCTGACCAACGGCGCCATCGGTATCAGCGCTGAAGGGCTGCAGGACATGGCCGCGCGCCTGGATGGGATCGCGGGAACCCAGGGAAATGCCGCCAAGGTGTTGAACTTGTTTGCCAAAGAGGCGGATGTCGCCGCGGTCAGCCTGCAGCAGTACGCCCAGACCGCCATCGAGTGGGAGCGCGCCTCCGGCCAGGCGGCCGAAGAGGTCGTCCAGCAGTTCTCCGACTTGGCTGAGGAACCGCTCAAGGCGTCCGAAAAGCTCAACGAGAGCATGCGGTATCTGACGGCCAGCACCTATGAGCAGATTCGGGCACTGACGGAGGCCGGCCAGCGCACGGAAGCCGCGGCTCTCGCCCAAGCCGAATATGACCGGGCACTGCGCGAACGCACGCCGCTCATGGTGGAAAACCTGGGCTACGTGGAGCGGGCCTGGCGAGCGATCAAGGACGTGAGCGCCGAGGCCATGGATGCGCTTCTTGGCATCGGCCGGCCTACGACATTGGCCCAGCAGCTTGCCCAAAAGCAGGCCGAATATGCCAAGCACTTTGGCGGCGACAATGATCCGAATGCCTACCGCGGCGGATTCAATCGTGGCCGTCGTCAACAGCTGGAGCAGGAAATCTATGCCTTGCAGGAGCAGATGCGCTTGGAGGCGGGCGTCACGCGGCGCCGCCAGGAAGGCCAGCGAGAAGAGCAGCGCAAGATCGACGCATCCATCCGCTGGAACAATCAGCAGGACAAGATCCAGTCCAACGCTATAAAG